GAGATGCGCCAGCAGGCGCTGCGGTCGCTGGCCCAGTCCCTGGACATCCCCCCCGAGGTGCTGCTGGGGATCGGGTCCACGACCAACCACTGGAACGCCTGGGCGATCTCCCGGGAGGCAGTGCAGATCCATATCAAGCCGGTGTTGACCAGAATCGCGGCGGCACTGACCACCGGATACCTTGCCCCGGCGCTCGAGGCGATGGGGCTGGATCCGGCCGCGTACGCGTACGCGTTTGACACCTCGCCGCTGACCATCAACCCGGACAGGTCCGGGGATGCTCTCAACCTCCACGATCGGATGCTGGTCTCGGATGCGGTCGTGCGCGAATCGGCGTCGTGGGAGGACAGCGATGCCCCGAGCGTGGGGGAGAGGGCGGTGCGGCTGATTGAGAAGCTGCTGGTGTCCTCCCCCGAGTCGGTGCTTTCGGATCCCGCGCTCCGTGCTCTGATCGGCTTGCCGCAGACCTCGGGGACCACGTCGGCCGGGCAGCCGGCGCAGGGGCCACCGGCCGGGCAGCCGGCGCAGGGGCCACCGTCCGAGCAGCAACCGCAAGAGCAGGGTCCGCCTGCCGGGCCGGCAACAGCCTCGGTGGGTTCGCAGGCTGGGTTGGCTTTCGCGGCGCAGCTGGCCGTCCGTCGTGCTCTCGGTATCGCCGGCACCCGGCTCGTTGCGCATCCCCGTCGCCCCGCGGGTGTCCCCAAGCACCAGCTGCATGTCGAGCACGGGCCGGTGGAGGGCAACCTGATCGTCAAATCGCTCGACGGGTCGTGGCGGGACGATTTCGCTGGGATCGGGGCGGCTTTCGGCGTCGACTCCCAGGTTTTTCTCAGCCTCATCGAGGAGCACTGCCGGGAGCTTCTGTCCCAGGGCCTGGCCTACGACCCCGGGACCGTCGACCGCCTCGTTGCTTCGGCAGCGCGGAAGCTGCGGGTGAAGACCTGTGCCTGAGCTGCCCCGGATCGGATCGATGGAGGTCGCGCGGACCATGCCCGGCGCGATGGTCAACTCCTGTGGTGACGTTTTCTACCCGGATGGGCCGCAGGACGCAGCGTGGTTTGCCTCGGAGCATGGGGCGTGGCCGATCGTCGCTGCCGAGGCTGGTCCGGTGTGGGACGGGGAGGGCACGGACCCGTGGTTGGTCGGGCGGATGGACGCGGCGGCCGAGGCTGCGGCGGCAGAGATGGCGATCCGTGAGGCCGTGTGGTCGCAGTTGTCCGGGTGGCTGGTCACGGTGTCCCGCTCGGTGCTGCACACGGTGTTGCCGGATCCCCTCGCGGTCTATGCGAAGTCTCCGGAGTGGGCGGCTGCGGTGGACCGGATTGTGCGTGGTCCGGTCCGGGACACGGTCGGAATTGCTTATCGCGCGTTGCTCGGTGACGGGTACCCCTTCGACCAGCGGCCAGCGGTGGTCGAGCACCTGTCGACGGTGTCCAACCGCATGGTCCGGACCGTGGACTCGACGTTTGACCTCGTCGCCCGGCAGGTGTCGATCGGCGCGAACCTTGGTGAGGGTGCGGCGGAGATCGCGGACCGGGTCGACGGGGTGTTGTCGACCACCCGCACGGAACGCTGGCCGAACCGGGCGACCGTGGTCGCGCGGACGGAAACGATGGGGGCGTTGAACGCCGGGCGGTCGGATGCGTTCGCCGCGGTAGCTGAGGAGTTGGGGGGGCAGTTCGAATCGATGTGGATTTCTACGATTGATGGTCGGACGCGGCCGACGCATCGGCGGGCCGATGGGCAGCGGGTCGAGATGGGGCAGCCGTTCGTGGTGGGTGGTGCGTCGCTGCGGTTCCCGGGCGATCCGCTGGGGCCGGGACAGGAAACAATCCAATGTAGATGTACGTCGATCCTTTTGGAACCAGGAGAGACCGTCGACCTGACACATCGTCAATTCAAAAACTACTGACAGCAGGGAGATGAAATGGGGACAGAATGGCGGGGCATGCTCGCCCCCCTCGACGTGTCCACCGGCGATGGCAGACGATTCCTTTCGTCTGGGGTGTCATCACGACAATCGCCGCTGCCGCTGAAATGGCAGCGAGCGGATACCGAGGGACACGACGCGTCGGTGATCGTCGGATCGTTGGAACGGATCGAGTACGGGACGGTCGCAGAGGCCATCGATTCGGGATGGATAGATGCCAAATGCATCAAACCGTCAAAATTCGCTGACGACCTCAAGGCCGTCTGGGGATCAGGACAGATGTTCGACGACATCAACCCCCTCGAGATGCCCCGGCTGGCCGAAGACGTCGCCGAGGCAACGACCCTCCTGAGCCGTGGGGTCATCGGCCCCTCGGTGGACGCGGGATCCGCCGAGGCCGTCATCGCGTTGAAAGGATCCGACGAGGAGCTGACCGAGGAGCAGTTCGACGAGATCTTCTTTGGTGACGAAGACAGCGACGCTGAGTTTGAGCTGCTGTTCACCGAGTACGAGATCGCCGCTGCGACCCTGGTGTCGATCCCCGCGTTCGCGGAATGCCGGCCGTTCCAACTGCTCTGTCCCGTCGGAGCCGTGACGGCCTCCGTGCGGAAAACCGGATGGGACGACGTGCCGCTGGCCGAGCGCGATACGGCCTGGGACGCCTCCGCGGCGGACAAGCGGGTCTCCGACGACTCCGGCATCGAAACCGACAGCCCGGACTGGGGCCGATACAGTTCGGCGCACCTGTACCAGGACGATGCGGCCGACCCGGAGACCAAGGGCGCCTACGGGTTCCTGATTGTCGACATCGTCGACGGCTCCCCGTTGATCGTCCCCCGGGGAGTGTTCGCGGTCGCCGGGGCGTTGCAGGGCGCGCGGGGTGGAACCACTATCCCCGCGGCCGATCAGACCGCGATGAAGGATGTGGTCGACACGCTGTATGCCCGGATGGCCGAGCAGTTCGATGATCCGTCGATCACGCCGCCGTGGGCGCAGGAGACGGCGTCGATCCTCACCGCGGTCACCGCTGCCGCCAGCTATGACCCGGACCTGTTCGCCGATCCGAAGCTCGACAAGATCACACCGCTGACGGTGACGGACGACGGCCGGGTCTATGGCCATATCGCCACCCACGACGTGTGCCATGCCGGCATGCCGGGAGTGTGCACCACCGCCCCCATCGACAACACTGGATACAGGATGTTCCACCGGTACCAGCCAGAGGGGATCCCGCTGCCCGTGGGCCGGATCACCACCGGCGGCGGCCAGCACGCCTGCTCCTGCCGCCAATGCGGCGGCCGCAACGACGACCATGCCTGCACCAAACTGGCCGCCGGGGCGACGATCTCACATTACGACCGGCTGTCCACGATCGCGTGGGTCCGGGCCGGGGAGGACACCCGGATGAACGCCGTCTGGGTCGCAGGCATCGCCAACCCAAACGCATCAGTCCATGACCTGGCTGTACTGGCCAGGCAGAAAGTCTCGGGAGACTGGCGCCCGATCGGATCGGAGCTAAGCCTGATCGACGTGCTGGCCCTGGCCCGGGAGGAACCCGGATACCCACTGCCACGATTCCGGATGGCTGCGGGACGGGTCTTCGCGCTCACCGCCGCTGGGGTGGTAAGCCCTGCTCGTGACGAGGCTCCGGTGGGGGCGGACATCGACTACGAGCGGTTGGCTGATCTCCTCGTCGCGGGCCTCGCCTCCCGCCTGCCCGTCCCGGCGCCACCGGCCCCCGCGGAATCCGACGCGCCGGCCGCTGGCGAGGCCCCCGATGAGACCACCGCCGTCACCGATCTGATGGGTGAGGTCGAGCAGGCAGTGCATTCCGGCGCGGCGATCCAACTGCGCTCCGAACTCGAGAAGGTGCGATGACCATGTGTTGTGGCAGGAAGGTCGTTGACACCCGCAACGCCGCGCGGGCCGCCGCGGCAGCCGCTGGGTGGCAGGTCCTCAACAGCGGCGGAGAGGTCGTGTCGACGAAGACATCGGAGATCGCGGCGAAACTCGCGGCCGCCCGGATCGGTGGCACGGTGCGCAGGTCCCCGGCGTCGTGACGGTACCCGAATCGACCTTTACCGGGGCGAGGGCATTCTGCCCTCGCCCCGAACGGTGGCATTCCCCGGACATCCAGGCCACCGAATCCGAAGTCACCACGCTCGTCGCCGCCCTGGTCCGGGCGACACAACCCGATCAGGTGGTAGAGACCGGCACCTACCTGGGGCACACGGCCTACCTGATCGGGCAGACCCTGGACCTTTCCGGGCACGGCCATCTGACCACGCTCGAGCGCGACCCGGAGCTGGCAGAGCAGGCCCGGAGCCTGTGCGTCGGGCTGCCCGTCACCGTGGTCACCGGAGACACCCTGGAGTTCACCCCGTCGTCTCCGATCGATTTCGCATGGTTCGATTCCGGGCCGGACATCAGAGCTGACGAATTCCGCAGGCTCCACCCGCACATGCACGGGCAGACGGTCGTCGGATTCCATGACTGCGGACCCCAGCACTCGGTATGGGGCCAGGTCATGGAGCTGATACAGGACGGGCTCCTCGAGCGCCCGCTGCTGATCCACTCTCCGAGGGGGGTGTGCTTTGCCAATGTGCGGGGCACCAACTGACACCGAGGTGACAGTGTCCATGCCATTCTGGGGCAGCCCCAGGACGCTGCGGCGCGCCGTGGACTCGGTCCTCGCCCAGAACCACCAGGCGCTGAGACTGGTGGTCACCAACGACGGCGACAGCCCGGAAATCTGGCAGGAACTGGAGGGGATCACCGATAGCCGACTCATCCGTTTCGATCTCGATACCAACCGGGGCCGCTACTACGCCGACGCCGTCGTGCTCACCGCCACCACCACCCCATGGTTCGCCATCCACGACGCCGACGACTGGTCTGACCCGCAGTGGCTGGGGGAGCTCGTCAGCAGCGCGACCGCCGAGCGGGCGATGGCCGCGTTCGCTCCGCAGCTGATTCACCGCGGCAGGCAGGTGGTAGCGGAGCCGGTGCATCCGTTTCTGACCAAACGAGGGCGGATCCCGGAGCTGATGCAGCTCGCCCACCATGCCGGGGTCTACCGGACTGCGGCGATCCGGGCCGCGGGCGGACCCCACCCGGCCTACCGGGTCGGCTACGACACCTTGCTGGTTGATCTGGTGCGGATGGTCGGCCCGTGTGCGGTGTCACGCTATCCCCGCTATCACAGGGTGATCCGGTTCGGGTCGTTGACGACCTCGAGGCAGACCGGTTTCAGCTCACCCCACCGACTCATGATCAAAAGCAGGTTGCAGGAGATGTACCAGCAGGCTGCTGACCTCGATCCCAGGGACCTCGCCCATTTCGTCCACGAGACGATCGCCCCGGACCTGTCTGCCGCCGTTGCCCGGGACGCCGATCGCCTCGCCGGGCTGATGCCCGGACCAGACAGGAAGGCCGGCCGGTGAGCACCTGTGCCCTGGACAGCATTGCGGAAACCTT